TCTCTGACTACCCTTGGTCAGAAGGATCCCGTTTCTGAATACAACTCAGAACTGTGGAACAGCGGCATTGAAAAGAATAAAGAACAGGTACGTAAGCAAAAGCGTCGCCTTGGCTTTATTTCCAACATCTATGTCGTGAAAGACCCTGCTCGTCCAGAAAATGAAGGTAAAGTATTCCTGTACCAGTACGGAAAGAAAATCTTCGATAAGTTGAACGCAGCAATGCATCCAGAATTCCAAGACGAAGAACCAGTCAACCCATTTGACTTGTGGACAGGCGCGAACTTCAAACTGAAGATCCGCAACGTCGAAGGATACCGCAACTACGACAGTTCTTCTTTCGACGTCGCTAGCCCTTTGTTTGGGGACGACGACAAGCTCGAATCTATTTGGAGGTCTGAGAGCTCGTTGCAAGAGTTTATCGATCCAAAGAACTTCAAGTCATATGAAGAACTGAAGACGAAACTGCACCGCGTGCTTGGTTTGTCTGGTGGTGGCGCTCGTCCTCAAACGACGGCTGAAAGCACCCCACCTTGGGCTGATGCTCCTGCTGAGGCTGCTCCACGCACACCAAAGGCAGCGTTTGCTAAGCCTGCACCTAGTCTCGACGATGGTGCGGACGATGATGATATGGCATTCTTCAAGCGACTCGCTGAGGAATGAAGCAAGGGCCCCTAGGGGCCCTTTTTTTATGCTGGTAACGCAATAGATGATGTTGAATTGCGTATGACTGAGTCGCTTAATGACAACGTACTGAACGTATCGCCTCCGCCACCGCCTTGGCCAATGACGTTTGTCTTATTAGATTGATCCACGTTCATTACACCAAATCCACCAGACATTGCTCTCATCCAATCATTGATGGCCGCTGTATACTCAGCTAACGGATTAGCGTTCTGAGCATCGGCACCCTGGATATTGCTAGGAGTGATTCCAGAACTTGAGCTCATTCCTCCAGCTCCCTTTGCAGCCTTCAAAGCACCAGAGAATAGATCATAGTTGTTTCCAGGCTGTGAAAAAGCATTCTTGCCGTATTGGATATACCGATCAATAGATGTACCATTCACGTCTGATGGGTTATAACCACCGCCGCTCCTGTGGTACTTAATAACGCCACCAGCACCGCCGAGGTGTGCGCCTGCCAAATATCCTGCAATTTCTTGAGCTGTGCTTTCGCCAGTAATCACACCCGCATCCTTAAGGATCCGCAGGTTCATATTGGTCATCCTCGTGAAGGCCTCATCCTGAGCGCGTTGGTCGCTGAGGAATTTCTCCTTAGTATAACCATTCAACCAATTAGTAGGGTCATCGACTACTGGCCGCTGACTTTCGCCTGATTTCACTTTCTTGGACGCGCCCGTCTTGAGGTATCCGAGTGTCTCTAGAGCAGCTGCTCCAAATTGGTACTTGCCGAGAAACCCGAGGTCATTGGTTATACCATATTGGCCGCGACTTTCTGTGTACCCAATCATCTCTTTGTATTTTTCAAAGAAGTCGTCATCGTTACCAGCCGGCTTTACTGGTTGGGTAGATGAAGGAGTAGGCGTATTTGATGTGCTGCCCTTCTCAAAATAAGATGTGATCGATCCAGCGACACCCGTTAATGCAGATATAGCACCCAGCACCGGTGCTGCAATTGGGGCCGCAGGAGTGGCTAGAGATACTAGTGCTCCTGTTCCAGTTGCTGCTGATATAGCATTAAGCGTACCAGCCCAATTCTTACCCTCTTTATAATCATTGTAAGAATTATACCCTGAAACCCCGACGCCAAGAGCTCCCAAACCTCTACCCAACCATTTAGTGGCTGTTGTAGCGAGTGTACCCAATTTCGACATTGTCGATTCAGCGGCCGCCGCTGCGGGGGCTGGCTTCTGGGACGCGCTGGCAGCTGCATTGTTTCCAGCTATCTCTTGTTGTAGGCGTACCTTTTCGATGGGAGTGAGCCCCTTACGGCTTGCGCCTGTAGCTGCGACTCCTGGAGCGTTAGTGACTGCGGCTACAGGAATATTGGGTACAGCTGTGGTAGCTGCCAATGTCGGTGCGGCGGTTGGTACTGTAGCGAGACGGCCAAGGTTATACCCAAGTTTACCGACCACCTTTGCTGCACCCCATATACCAGTCATTCTGAGAGCCAGAGCGGCCGCGGCAGCTGTGAGTACAGGTTCTGATTCGAATGCCTTTATCATGAACGAACCAAAGGCCCCAACTACGCCACCACCCTCACCATCAGCGTCACCGCCACCGGGCCCGCCAGACGACCCGAACAATATGTCCGTTACGCGCGACTTAATTAGATCGCGTGTTTCATCGTTGAAGATATACTTCCAAATGCCGACAGCTGCACCAGCACCAATACCTAATTTGAGCAAGCCTGGGAGGCCTCCGAACAAGCCAGCCATATCCTTTAGGATACCCACAGGAGTATCTCCTCCAGCTTTGCGTCCCCCGAGCGCAGACAGCATTCCTCCTTGAGGTCTTGTCTCTTGTGCTGTTTCTTTATCGAAGAACGACTGTCTTCTAGACTCCAACAGCCGTTGTTGGTCTCCTCGCAACTGCATCATTCCTATGTTGCGGATTTCCTTCAGCACATTGACCATTGCAGTCATTTGGGTGGAGATCGAAGCTAGCTCCTTCTTTCCTACCAATTGCTGGTTGTTTTTCTTGTCATCCTTCGATTCTGGAGTCTTGTTACTCCGCTTCATCTCATCAGTGATGCTACGCAGTAGCGGACCAATTCCCAATCCAAGATTGTATACCGCCTCTGATGGCTTAGGTATTGCGTCGTTTGCTTTGCTGGCGGCCGACTTGGTAGCTTTGCTGGCTGCCTTCGTCGTCCCTTTGATCACGGCCGTTATTGGATTCATTGTGGGGTGCTCTGTTTTTCTTGTTGTTTTTCGAGATGGTCTTTGAGAATATCCACATAGATGTCGCGTTCAAACGGTATTAGATCCTCAATCTCACTGATGGAATATTTATGGTGCTGAGCCAAATTAAATATTAGCAAGTAATAATTGGAGATGGTATTGTGGCTCAGCGCAACGTAAAAAAATCATTCAACGTCTGCAACACCACTTTACCCTCTGAACCATCTTTACGGGTGTATGGAACTTCGTGATACAACCTGGGCATAGTCTCAATGAACTTCTGGATTGCGGTATATGTGGTTATATCCTGATCGTTCAAGAAGTCTTCAATCTCATCGTCTGTATACTCACTGAAGTCGTATACAGCGTCTGCATCGTAGAATTCACCGAGGCAGTACTTCATCAACTCAAACATCAGCTCGATTTCTGTAGTGATTCCAGCAGACATCTTATCAGCCACGTCGGCCTTTGGGTATTTGAGAATGATACCAGACTTCTTTGTAATCTCGATCTTGTTTGTGTGCTCTGGGTCGATCTTAACTTGGACATCATCGACATTCACGGTGATATCATATGACACATCATCGACAGGGTCAGTATACTTCATTTCGATAGTATTACTAACGGACTTGCCACGTAACTTAAGGAACAAGTACTCAATATCAAACGTAGTGAGATCCTCGATGCTCACCTTATCCACGAGGCAATTATTGACTACTTGTTGGATAGCAAGGACGATGTCTTTTGGGTCTTGTGACGTTTGAGCCATCAGTAGAATCTTTTCCTCACGGACGAGGAAAGGACGCATGCGGATCTTCTTTTGAGTCGAAGGAATAGTGACGTTAAACGTCGGATGGACAGTCTTTGGTAGACTCATAATAACACTCCATTATGAAAAATTAAAATACATTGCGGCCGACGTTGACCACATTGAGCACGTCAGATACGTTCCGCGGACTGCGGAGAGTAGATAGAGCTTGGATTGCGGATCCTGCTTTTAGCAACTGGCTGAATAGGTTAGTTGGTCTATCCGTAGACGTGCTTAAGTCGTTGCTGACCTTCACTTCCGGAAGCTCCCAACGGGTGTATGTGTATGTTACGGGTAGCCTGATCAACTGATCGGTTCCACCCCAATTGTATTGGATATCGCCAATGAATATAGGATACGCATCGATTATCTGGGCCCGCGCTTTCCTGTTTCCGCCAGTTCCGCCCCCTTGGTCGAATGTTTCATCGAAGTACCACACGTCGAGGGTAGCAGAGTACTCGTCTAAGAACCCCACCTGATATGGCTGTAATTGGGCAGAGTTGGTTCCGCCCCCATACGCCGGCGTGTGTCGGACGATAGAATCCATCCATTTATAGAAGAATGTGTGTTGGTTGGATGATGCATCAAGAATGTAATTGAACGTAACGTCTTGATATGTGACGCCATAAGGTCGTTTGACCGTGGGTCCCACTCCATGTGGGCGGTGCTCGCTGGTTGCGAGTGATAGACCAGGGATGGAGAATCCGTCGTTACGGTATGTGAGCAGCGGCTGAGTAGATTTTATCCCCAATGCTTTGGATACTTCTATTACGCCTCTGCCGCCTATTTCTGTATATGCATACGTAGGTCTAGCGATACCATTTTTGCGTATTTCGCTCGCAACGACATCCGACATCGATCCGCCGCGTTTGGGCTTACCGACGCCGAGAAGCTCGCCAATGGCACGCGCCTGGCCGTAGAGGTTGTACCCCTTAGCTATTGTTTTATTGAAGTCGTCAGAGAACCTTGCCATTATTGACCTTTTTCATAGATTCGGCGTGAACGTGTGTCGCGCTGGCCTTTTCGAATCTTGCTAGAGGTAAGAACAACGCCACGTTCCAGTTTTCTTTTTCGATAGTTGCAAAATTCGAGCGAACATGACTATTTAGATACCGCTTGAAACATGGTCGGAATAACCGAAGCCGATGCATAGAGCTGAGTAGCTCATAGCTTAGACTGAGCGATTGCGAATCATCCGAGCCGGCAATATCATAGAGAGCGTCCATTAGAGTCGCCCTGGCGGCCGGTGGCAGATAATGCATATTGAGGCCCGTGAATCCCTCACGTTGGATATCCACCATGAATATTAAGGGAAACCTGTCATAGTACGGCAAATCGCTTTTTGTTTTTGGATCATAGGCGAATAACTGCATCGATCCCACGAAAGCAGGTGCGTTCGATGTATTGGGCGCTGTTTTTATGATACTCGATGGGGTTGCATACGAAAGCGTCTTCGATTGAGTCGTAAACCAATTTCTTGCTACGTCCGTGTTCTTTACTGTAACGTTCTGTTGCTCAGCCATGGCCACGGCCTTTTGGAATATCTTATATGTCATTTGATTCCTAATTCCTTCTCGGTCATTATCACAAACTTCCAGCCTTTATCTTTGCAGAATGCGATCGCAGCATGCCATTTTGCTTCATTGACCCCCCACGTCATCACTTCCGTAACGTACCGCTTTGTCTTTTTTGTTTTCACTTCAGGCGGCCGCGTCTGCGCCGCAGGCTTTACTTCGATGACTTTTATATCGATGTTCCCCGTAGAAGTGCGCTGCTTGATCCAGAAGTCGGGGAAGTACCGATGTATCCGTCCATCTAGCGGAGACCTGTATGGGATAGAGAATTCCTCACTTGCCCATTCCAACACGTCTGGGTGCGTGTCTAAATAGGTCATTAACCGCATTTCCCAAAGGCTCCTATAAATAATATTGGTCGGATTTCCTCGGTATTTTGATGGATTTCTCGGTTTGAATGTGCCTTTATAACTCATAACAATATATAGAACACCAGATGGCAACCACAATACGTAGCTCATATGCGCAGGGCACGCAAGCTGAGCTCAAACAAAGTTCCTCGAACGCATACTGGAACACGACAGAGGGCCGTGCTGGGAGGGTTTCGTCGTACAATGAGGCACAACAGCTTGCAAAGAGATATCCTGCACCAGCTCCAGAGAGAGATTCTATAGGAGCGCTAGCGAACGTCGACCAGTTGGGCAATCCGGTCCCTCAAGCACCAAGTGCTGCAAATAGTACGGAGAGGGCGAACGCCACTGGGGCGGGTCCATCAGGCACAAGGTCTGCAACGCCACCGCCTGTACCGAGCGTTGCTGCAGTAAGCCTTGCTCAACCGCGGCCGCCCGCGAAAACAGCTGAGCCTGCGGAGACATTTCCTAGCAGTCTCAGTAGCGCCCGCTACAAAATGATGATATTCTTTGCTCCTTATAACGCAGACTTAGCGCTATCTAATAGCGGGGCAAAAATGAAAACAGAGACGTCTGTTGCGTTCCCTCTTCCAGCAAACCTACTATCTTCTACGGGGTTGGATTACACCAACATGAATTTGGGCGCTATCGGTGGGGAATTTATTGGGGCGGCTAAGAACCTCGTTAACGCACCTAACTTCCTACAGGAGCTAAACAGACAATCCCAGAGCGCAATAAAGCTAGCAACTGGAAACGATGCTAGCTCTAACAACTTAAGGCAGGTGCTACTTCGTCGTTTGGTAAACAGCGTGAGTCCGACAGCAGGAGCGGCCGTCGATCTGATTACAGGTTCGACGCCAAACCCTCACGTAGCCGTCACATTCAACAACGTCAAGCTACGTACATTTACGTTTACGTGGAAGTTTGCGCCGTCTAGTGCCGACGATAGTAAGAAGCTTCATAGAATCATCAAAAATATACAGCGTCGTGTGTTGCCAGAGAAGACTTCGGAATTTCTACTGAAGTACCCGAATCAAGTCCAAATTGAGATTGTACCAGATCCTCTGAATAAGCTGTTCCAATTCAAGCCGGCTGTGATAACCGACGTGAGTGTGAATTACGCTCCTAACGGAAGTCCTTCCTTTTTCCGTGATGATATGCCGACAGATATTGAATTGGCCCTCACCTTCCAGGAGATTCAGATCAGAGTTTCAGGAGACTACAAATAATGGCTAAGTTCTTTGAAAAGTTCCCCACACGTAAGTATAATGGGGTCGATTGTAAGTTGATTACTACACGAACCGCATTGTCTACTGAAACCAAACGATCGTATACGGCGTTCTATGATGTAGATGTTAAGAATGGCGACCGACCTGATACAGTTTCTGATCAGATATACGGAGACTCGTACTATGATTGGCTAATCTATTACGCAAATGGCATAGTCGATCCATATTATCAGTGGTGTTTAGATGATGAGAGTTTGGAAAAGACAATCGAACACAAGTATGGATCACTTGCAGAAGCAAAAGAGCGAATTGCGTTCTATCGAGTGAAGTCTAGCGACGAAACCATCACCACGTCAGCATATGCTAGTCTGGCACAGGGCGTTAAAAAGTATTGGACTCCAGTAATAGACGACGCCAATACGGCATTGTATTATAAGCGCGCAGAGCTCGACCACACTATCAATACTAATAGGATATGCACTCTCACAGGCACAGTGACAGAAACGAATGTATCCAACCTATTATCAGGCGAGCGCGTCACACAGACCACAGCGGGTCGCGTCACGGCGAGCGGGCAGGTACTACACGTGGATGCTAAAATAGTAACGCTAGGAAGCGTGGAAGGCGAATTTGTAGTCGGTACTGTAACTGGGGCTTCTTCCAGCATCAGCTTGCAAATAGGCGAAGTTGCAACTACTGGATATACGCTCCCAGAGGAGGAACGGATATACTGGGAGCCGGTAACATTTTATGAATATGAAGTGGAGCAGAATGAGCAATATCGCCACATTAGAGCTCTCGTCCCTGCAGTAGCTGACGTAATTGTCACTAAACATGAAGAGCTAGTGAATGGCTGATTTTAAGAGCTTCGTAGATGATATTGCGATCATCGATATAAAACTGACAACATCTACAGGGACGACAAAAAGCATCGTCCCTCAAGTACTAGGGGTGTATCTGCAAGAGGATGTGCAGACGCCGTATATGTTTGCCGAAGTCGATGTGGGTGATGGAATCGGTCTTCTCCAGAGCCTACCGATCAGAGGAGAAGAGACTTTGGAGGTTACTCTCGAGGTGCCCTCTACGAAAGCTAAACTCAACTACAAATTTTGGGTGTTTGCAGTATCTAACGTGTCTGCAAGCAACAAAAATAACACAAACTTTTATAAGCTCAGATGTGTCAGTGAAGAGGTGATGACCAACGCTTCGCGCCTATCCCAGAAAGGGTATAAGGCAAGCTACGATACGATCGTTAAAGATATAGTGTCTACTGGCCTTAGCAGTGCTAAGA